CTATAACACATTGAATGCCCTATAATAGGGATTCGCTGGTAATTTCTCAAATAGTTTTACGTGTCTGCCATCGAAGGTACCTGGATACATAACCAGAATCGGTACATTACCGACCTTTGGCTGCAATGCTTCCAGCAACTTATGAATACGCATGAATGGAAACACATCGCCAACTCCTGTCAACAAAATAACATTACCCTTTTCTAAGGAATCGTCACAAATCAGACTCACATAATTCTGAACAGGGATGCCCTTTTCCAACTGCATCTGAAGCTGTTCTTTTCCTTTTTTTTCTTCCATCCCTGGGATTTTATCTAAAATACGTTTCTCCTCACAGGCTTTTAGGAATATTTCATATAAGTTTCTCTCCAGCAAATGACAGGGTAATGACTGGTCTGTCATCAGCTGTCGCACAAAATGCTGAATAGTCATCTCATCCTCTGGATGATAACAGAAGATTCGGATATTGACTTCATTGCTTAAACCTCTGCTCTCCAAGAAGTCTGGGTCTTTGAGCAGCTCTCGTACTTTGTCTAATCGTTCATTAATGTCACTCAATGTGGAACCTCCTCTAAATAAAGCAATTGAACGCTGCCAGAGCGGCGGCGTCATTATTTCTTCGGATGGCGTTTTCCAAAACCGGACTTAGCAGCACTGAATTCAGTTGTCCTGCCTTTGTACTTTCAATGTATTCGTTGTCCACTAGTGTTTTTGCCAGCACCTGCTTTAACTTGATGATAGTGGAATCACTCCATGTTGCAACATAATCATCCTGCTCCTGCAAACGCATGAAGAATACATTTAAATCTATCTTACCAAAAGAGAGTTCTCTTAGTCGATACTTCTCCCCGATAACCGAAACCATGAAATCCCATACCAAACGATACTGCTTCATCATGGCATATAGACATATTTGCTTAGCTACATCAGAAGGCTGGGTTACTATTGCCTGCACCAGTATCTCGTCGTTTAATGCATCTAGTCTGCGCAGGCAGGCAAGAGCCATCTTCCGCACCGACTTCTCGGTAGGATATTGGAACAGATTATCTAAAACAATGCGCTCTGCCACTTCATCCGCTGCGAGTCCTTCTGTAAGCAATTTGGCTGTGGTACGCACCTCATAAAATAAAAATTGTTCTCTTGTTATGGCAGCATTGTATGGGCTTACGCTCTGCAGTGCTGTCTTTGCTTTTTGTGCCATCTATTTTCCTCCTGCGGAATTACTACTCCTGTGATTTATCATCCGCATCATCTGGAACAGTCTCCATGATATCACTAATTTGGCAATCCAGTGCTGTGCAAATCCGTAAAAGTACATCAGTTGTTATATTATCTCCTTTACCAAGTTTTGCAATTGAAGCAGTACTAATGCCACTTAGTTCTCTTAATTCTTTCTTATTCATACCTTTATCGATTAATAGCTTCCATAACGGATTATAGCTGATACGCATCTTGTACCTCCATTTATACAAATGCTAAATTATAGTTAGCTCTCAAGATTCTCTAACTGCTTTACTGTTGGCTTTTTCTCCGCCCAAGACCAACCAAACAACTCTCCACCATCAGCTTTCAACTCTATGATTGTTGTTTCATGAACAATATTTCTTGTAATTTCATAGAATGCGTTTTCTTTATCGAAAGCAATGAATATCTGCTTCTTACTCTGCTTATATAATTCCATGATTTTATCAATGGGCAAGTCTGCAATATTTTTAAAAATATTAGAATCATGAGCAATGACTGGAAGTGGTGTCAAACGAAGCATAGCAAGGTCAAATATGATAAGTCCCTTAAAGTTAGTGCCCGCTCCCTTATCTCCTAATGTTTGAAATTCATATGTTGGATTTCCACTGCGGCTGCTTCCAAAAGTAATCTCTGGAGCATATCGCTTGCCATCATAAATAAAGTCATTTAATCGAGTCATTTCCTGATTGATGCTTGTCTCCACACCCTTCAACTGTTGCTCACGAACATTTTCCAAATTTTTCTTAGCTGCTTTTGTTTCATCAGTCAACTGTACTGTGGCATTGTATCCTTTATTTTGTGCTGTCAATATATCGATACGCCTTTGTATTTCTACATACTGCTGCATAAATTTCTTTGATATATTAACAGGAACTCCAAGCTGCCGCTGCTCTTCTTCCAGCTTTTTCATTTCCGAACTAACTGCATCAATCAACACTTCTAACTGAGCCACTTCTTCGCTCATTTCTCCTGTGAGGATTGTCTGTATTTTATTGTGGAAGTTTTCTATCAACGCCAGTTTCTGAATGTCGACCTCTGGAAAAAACTCAGCCAAGTCAGACAGGTCTGCGTCTCCTGGAACCAGCCCACCTTCCATGTTTGCTCTTACTGCACTAAGCTGAGAACGTAAACGTGAACGCTTTCTTGTAAGTACAGTCAGCCTTCCCTTTATCTCAGCAGCTTTATCGACATTTGCCACATCAGTTCCAGAAAGGTCTGCGTCTTCTTTATTTGTTAAGGCGGCAAGCTGCTTCTCTAATGCTGCAATTTCCTTTTCATTTTCATTATATTGTGTTTTTGTCTTTGCGACATTAGTCATCTCACCCAAATCAGTAGCTTTTTTTCTTGCTTTCTTTCGCGCATCTTTTTTATCATAAATATCTTTGTATTCCTGAATAAAAGCATAGACATTCAATAATTTTTCCAGTGCAACAATAGATGAAGCAACCGGCTCATCACCATATTTCAATGGAAAGCGCTCTGAATAATTTTCTCTACCATAAATACGAAGATACCGTCCAACGATATCTCTGAACGAGATAAGAGGAAGTGTAATTTCATATGCATTCTTTAAATAATCCCGAAAATCTGCAATTGATTTGGTCTTTAAAATTCGATAATTCTCATCACAAACACCCACATCCTCCGGTGTTGCAGTGCAGCGACAGAAGTAATCAATCCTCTCTCCAAACTTAAATGCAAAGTTTATTGTATGAGTATGGACATTTTCCTTGGCATTTGAGATTTTATCATTTACATAATCATCTCCACCAAAACAAAAATCTGTTATCAGAAGAAAAGTTGATTTACCGATAGAGTTCTGCGCTGCCTTATCACCAAGAACCGTATTCAATCCCTCTCGAAATCTTATTCTTCCGCGAGGCACAAACTCACCTTTTACTTTAGTAGCAAATTTAGAGCATTCAATTTCGTATAACATACTGCAGCACCCCACTTTCTTCGTCATACTCAATCTTTCCAAGTGCATATAGGCAATCTAGAGTTTCCACGAACTCATTAACTCCAGACATTTTGTGGATCACTTTCTTATATAATTCATGCACACTCATTGATCTGCTCTTCAGTTCAGAAAGAACAACAGGAAGCTTTGAGAGAATGCTCTGGTTATATGAGAACAATTTATTGGGTAATAACATCAAACACCTCACATTTCTGTATGAAGTAAGAAATAACCACTTCACACGAACCTCTGTCCTCATTGGTACCGTTCTGCAGCCAGTCAACCATTTCTTTAAAAATGTGTTCCTGGCCATAGCCTTTATCTTTCAGGTTCAAATATGTTATCTTCACTTGATTGCAAAATGGATTAAACCTCAAAAGGCCTTCCTGGCTTAATTCTTGGAATGTTTCATGCACCGCATTAAAGTAAATGTTGACCTCGGCCTGAGCTCTGATATATAGCAAGATATTGTCTGCTTCAATTTTTTGTTTCAACGTCACTGGGTCATAGTTCAAGTCAACACTTGGTGGCTTCGGCATGGATGGTATTTTCTCCAATACACGTCGAATGCCTTCTTCTATTTTTTGTTCAGATACCATCTCTCGAACATCTGCTATATCAACAAGCTTTTTCTTTATTTCCTGTATACGTCGCATGGTGTCTGCATTTCTTCCGATGGAATATTTATTGCAACAATCAGGACACATAGCAATCAAATTGTTCATATTGTTTTCTGACTGCCTTGGGTTGATGACAACAACATCATAATTCAATCCCAACTGACCATTCACTCTTGAGAAAAGAGGCTTGCTACATCCATCACAAGGACACAGACTGCCTTCCTCTGCCACTAATTGAACACCATACCTACCTTTAAGCGTCATTGCTATGGGTAGCGTTATTGTTGTATTAACATCTTCACCGATTTTTACAAGAGCATCTGAAGGTTTTTTTCTTTTTGGAGCAGCTGCTACTTCAATAATGCTCCTAAAATAATCTGCAATCTTTTCTCCATAGTTACTTTTATCTATGCCCGGACAGTCTGCTTTGAACGCTTCACATAGGCTTTGGATGGTTAAATCATATTCACTGTACACGAAATCAGGGAACAATGCGGTGTCCAGAGAACCAGCTATTTTCTTTGCAAGTGTAGTGATGTCATTCTGCCCGTAAAAATAACCTTTATAAGTTCTCGGAAGTACATCCTCCAGTGGATTCTCATCTTCAAGATTTGCATAGATGTGCGCAAATAATTCTTTTGCAAATTCCTCTGGAGCCATGTTCTCTTGAAAATATGTAGCAAGCCTGCTTGCGAATTTTTGAAATGCTGTTTCTTGCAATATAAAACACCTCCTCATTCATTGCCATGTACAAGCGTGTACAACCATGTCCAGTGTGGAGCGGTTGAAAGGCCTCTTTCCATTATACTAGTACTAAAGGAAGTGAAAGGCGTTCCAAGATGCAGATATACACTTTGAAAAGTATATCATGGAATTATTCACTTGTCAATTTTGTATTTGCCATCGCAAATTTTTAATCCACGATGCAAAAAACATCTGTGACTTAATTGAATCCACACTTTCTTTCCACAGCGCACCGCTGCAGGGGTGTCCGGAGCTGTGTATAACTGAATAATGCAACCACTCACCGGAAGGGAGGCTGCAACCGAAACGAAGAAATTCGCATAGGCTGTCAGCCCTCACCCGGTCTGTTTTGCTGTCCATATCTATGACCTTCGTTTCGGAACAACACCGAAAGGAAGGTCAATTATTATGAAAAGCAATGAAAACCAGAGTCAAAGATTTATCTACATCCGTTCTACCAAACAAAAAGTATTCGTAACAGACGAACTATTCAAGGACTTCTACGATGAAGCCGGTCGAGTTCGTAAACGCGAACAGTACCACCACCGCTGCATGTGTCCAAAGAATTTCATCTGGGCCTGCGATGGCGATTGTGCAGTATGTGAGTACCACACAGCAGGCGATATTCTTTCTCTCGATGCGGGCAACAACGATGACGGTACGAATCTTTATGATAGCAAAGTCACTGCTACCGTCAGCATGGAACAGGTCATTTCTGACCGCATCCTGTTAGAACAACTATTTGAACGCTTGCGTGAGCTTGACCCTGATGCTGACCGCATTATCGAGTTGTGGTCTGAAAACGACAGGCTTTCCGACCGTGCTATTGCCGAAATACTGGGGCGCAAGCAGCGCACCTTTGCTGACCAAATGAAACGCATCCGTACAGAACTTCGTAAGGTACGTGGTTACTGATTTACTAAGAATAATTTTGCCCTTTAGATGCCAGTCAGACCCGTGGTCAAAGTACATAAAAAATTTTAAAAATAATCCGCTCAAAACTTTTGCTCATCTCCAGTGGAGTGTGTAAGGCACAGACAAATAGCCTTGCAGAAACGGAGGTGAACACCATGAGGCGTACTTATGCTGACACCGGCGGTACCGATATGGAGGTAATTAAAATCCTCACAGCTATCAGTAAGGTATCCGCAAGAATGGCGAGAAATCTTAGTTTACTCGCCGACCAGAGACAATCCAAGGAAGGAGGAACATTCCATGAGCAAAATGAACGAACTGTCACAGACCATCGAAGAATTGCGCAATGCTGCTGCCGCTATTAGCGACGCTGCCAACTGGCTTGCACAGCAATTCAGCGACACTGTTGTTGAGCAGCCTTCTGAAAATGTCGCCACATCAGAAGAGAAACCATCACCGACCTTAGAACAGGTACGAGCTGTATTAGCAAACAAGTCCCGTGCCGGACACACTGCCGCTATCCGAGAATTACTACAAAAGTACAATGCTGACAAGTTATCACAAATTGACCCAGCTAACTATGAAGCCCTTTTGCGGGATGCGGAGGAACTATCCGATGCCACCTAAAGGACATGCTATTCTATCCGCATCATCTTCAGACCGTTGGCTACACTGTCCGCCTTCTACAAGGCTCAGCGAGAGCTACAAAGACAAAGGCAGTGATTATGCAGCAGAAGGTAGCGAAGCCCACAGCCTCTGCGAGTACAAACTCCGCAAAGCGCTTGGAATGGAAGCTACCGATCCCACCAACCAGCTGTCCTGGTATAACGAAGAAATGGAAGACTGCGCAACTGGCTATGCCTCCTTCATCATGGAACTTCAAGAAACTGCAAAACAGACCTGTACTGATCCGGTTGTTCTTATTGAGCAGCAAGTAGATTTCTCTCGTTGGGTAGAGCAAGGCTTCGGGACTGCCGACTGCATCATCATCGCAGATGAAACTATCAGGATATGTGATTACAAGCATGGCCTTGGAATCCTCGTTTCCGCTGAGGACAATCCTCAATTAAAATGCTACTCGCTTGGCGCTTTGGAACTGTTCGACAGCATCTATGATATCGACACAGTCAGCATGACAATCTACCAGCCCAGACGCCAGAACATCTCTACCTACGAGATTTCCAAAGAAGAGCTTTACCGTTGGGCTGATGAAGTGCTAAAACCAACCGCCGAACTGGCTTTTACCGGCAATGGTAACTTTCTCTGTGGTGAATGGTGTACCTTCTGCAAAGCCAAACATGAATGCAGAGCCAGAGCTGAAACAAACCTGCTAATGGCCCAATATGATTTCAAAATGCCCCCACTCTTAGAGGATACCGAAATCGAAGCCATTCTCTCTCATGTGGACGAGCTGGTTGCATGGGCATCCGACATTAAAGAGTATGCTCTACAGCAGGCAGTCAGCGGTAAGGAATGGACAGGCTGGAAACTAGTCGAAGGCCGTTCCAATCGCAAATACAACAATGAAGCTGCTGTTATACAGGCAGTCACCAATGCCGGATTTGACCCTTATGAGCAGAAACTGCTGGGCATCACCGCCATGCAAAAACTCCTCGGCAGAGCCCGCTTTGATGAACTTCTTACCACCTACATTGAAAAGCCTCAAGGCAAACCAACACTCGTGCCGGCTAGTGACAAACGCCCGGCAATGAATACAGCAAAAAATGATTTTATGGAGGACAACGATTATGAATAATAATGCTAAAACAAACAATCCCATGAAGGTTATCACCGGCCCGGATACTCGTTGGAGCTATGCCAACGTCTGGGAACCCAAATCAATCAATGGCGGCTCACCAAAGTATAGTGTCAGTCTGATCATCCCGAAGTCTGATACCAAAACTGTCGCCAAAATCGAAGCCGCCATTGAGGCTGCCTATAAAGAAGGCGAGGCCAAACTCAAAGGTAATGGCAAGACCGTGCCTGCTCTCTCCGTACTTAAAACACCGATGCGTGATGGTGACCTGGAGCGTCCGGATGACCCAGCCTACGCAAATGCTTATTTTGTGAATGCCAATGCTACTTCTGCCCCCGGTATCGTAGATGTTGACCGCAATCCTGTCATGACCCGTTCCGAGGTCTACTCCGGTGTGTATGGTCGCGCAAGCATCTCCTTCTATGCCTTCAATAGCTCTGGTAACAAAGGTATCGCCTGCGGCCTCAACAATCTGCAGAAGGTACGCGATGGTGAGCCACTTGGTGGTAAGTCAAGTGCTGAATCCGATTTCGCAACAGATTCTGACGATGATTTTCTGGACTAATGGAGGTGACAACTATGACTAATGCACAGGAAATGATGCTTGCAATATGTTTCGGATGTTGTATTGGAGCTTTTGTTGGTAATTTAATTAGTATTATCAGCTTCATATTCAGTGATATCAAAGCCAAACGGCGCAAACGCAAGAAAGATAAAGAGTCTGCAAAAAATGTAGAGTAAACCATTACAGGCGGCAGGGAAATATCTCTGCCGCTTTGTTCATAGAAAGGACGCTCTAATGAAAACACTCAATATTGATATTGAAACCTACAGTAGCACGCCACTGCAAAAATCTGGCGTATACCGCTATGTCGAGGCACCGGATTTTGAAATCCTGCTTTTTGGCTATAGCGTAGACTCCGGCTCTGTACAGGTCATTGACCTTGCCTGCGGTGAACATATTCCAAAAGAAATACTGGATGCACTGGAAGATGAATCTGTACTTAAATGGGCTTTCAACGCTTCCTTTGAACGAATCTGTCTCTCCCGCTTTTTAGGCTATCCTGCCGGTGAATATCTGAACCCTGAAAGCTGGCACTGCTCCATGATATGGGCGGCCACAATGGGACTACCGCTTTCCCTCGAAGGTGTCGGCACAGTGCTTGGCCTCGAAAAGCAGAAGCTGTCTGAAGGTAAAGACCTCATCAAATACTTCTGTCAGCCCTGTGCACCTACTAAAACAAATGGACAACGTATCCGAAACAGGCCTTTCCACGCTCTCGATAAATGGCATGCCTTTAAACAATATAATCGCAGAGACGTCGAAACTGAGATGAGTTTACAACAAAAACTGTATAAATTTGCTGTACCAGATAATCTCTGGGATGAATACCACATCGATCAGGAAATCAACGACCGTGGCGTCCGTCTGGATATGGAGTTTGTGCAGCAGGCAATCTGTATGGATACCCGCTCCCGGCAGGAACTGACTGCTACCATGAAGAACATGACAGAATTAGAAAATCCAAACTCTGTACAACAGGTGAAACAGTGGCTTGCAGACAACGGTATGGAGACTGATCGTCTGGATAAAAAAGCAGTTGCTGAGCTTCTCAAACTTGCCCCACCAGAGCTTTGCAAGGTATTAACACTGAGACAACAACTTGCTAAATCCTCTGTCCGAAAATACCAAGCAATGGAAAAGACGGTTTGTACTGATGGTCGTGCTCGTGGAATGTTTCAGTTCTATGGTGCCAATCGTACCGGGCGATTTTCCGGACGCAACATCCAATTGCAAAACTTGCCACAAAATCATCTTCCTGATTTAGCAGAGGCTCGTGCTCTGGTAAGAGCCGGTGATTTCGATGCCGTAAAACTACTATATGAAGACGTACCTGATGCACTCTCCCAACTCATCCGTACCGCATTTATCCCAAGTGAAGGTGCACAGTTTCTTGTTGCCGACTTTTCAGCAATTGAAGCTCGTGTCATCGCCTGGTTTGCCGGTGAAACTTGGCGGCAAAAGGTCTTTGCTAAAGGCGGTGATATCTACTGTGCCAGTGCCAGTCAGATGTTCAAGGTTCCTGTAGAAAAGCATGGCATCAACAGTCACCTGCGTCAAAAAGGAAAGATTGCCGAATTAGCTCTCGGTTATGGTGGCTCAGTGGGTGCGCTAAAATCAATGGGTGCACTTGATATGGGACTAACAGAAGAGGAACTTCCGCCACTGGTGGATGCCTGGCGGCAATCCAATCCGAAGATTGTTGAATTTTGGTGGGCTGTTGACAAGGCTGTCATGGAGGCTGTGCAATATAAACACACTACCACTGACTATGGTCTGACCTTCTCTTGCCGCAGCGGAATGTTATTCATCACATTACCTTCCGGCAGAAAGCTGGCATATGTGAAACCAAAAATCGGTACGAATAAGTTCGGCGGCAGCTGTATTACCTATGAAGGTATCGGTGGAACCAAAAAATGGGAACGCCTCGATTCCTATGGGCCAAAATTTGTTGAGAATATTGTGCAGGCAACTGCCCGTGATATTCTCTGCTATGCCATGAAATCACTGCGCTGCTGCTCCATCGTGATGCACATCCATGATGAGTTGGTCATTGAAGCCACCCCTCATATATCGCTGAATGCAGTCATCAAACAGATGAGCCAAACACCGCCGTGGGCAGAAGGCTTGTTATTGAGCGCCGATGGCTATGTGACACCATTATATAAAAAAGATTAAAAATATCCGCTCAAATCGGGCGTTCATCTCCAGTGAAATTTAGAGGTGGACGCTTTTTCTCTGTTCACCGGAAAGGAGGAATTGTGCAATGGACATCAGCAAATACAACAGTGAAGGTTACTATGATCCAACTGCATACGACGCAATGATGGCAATTGAACAGGAGCAAAGCTCCCTGCGAGCTTTCCGGTCAATCATCTACATCTGCTCTCCCTACGCTGGCGACATCACAGCCAATGTAGCGGCTGCCCAGCGTTATAGCCGCTTTGCCGTAGACCAGGGCTACATTCCCATCGCACCACACCTTCTGTTTCCGCAGTTCTTAAATGATGCTGATCCGAAGGAACGTGAGCTTGGTCTCTTCTTTGGAAATGCCTTGATGAGCAAGTGCTCTGAAGTGTGGGTGTTCGGCAAACGCATTTCTGCCGGAATGGAAGCTGAAATCAAAAGAGCCAAGTGGAAGAACTACTGCCTGCGCTACTTTACTGAGAATTTAGAGGAGGTCTAATACCATGTTTGCAATAGAAGAAAAAAGACATGTCCTGGAGGACGGAACCGAAATCAACACCTATGGTCGTGATATTTACAGTGCCAATGTCCTTGAAGTCGAAGCAGGCACCACAGGGTTTAAGGGTGGCGACTCTGGTCATGGCTGTCGCACCTATTTTCGCATCGAGGATGCAGGGGATACTGACATGGAAATACGCAACTACTCTACCAAATACGGAACCACTGGTTTTGAAGTCACCCTTGGCGGAGACTGTGAACTGGAAACCATGATCCGGGTACTAAAGTTCATCACCAAAGAAAGAGGATTATTCCATGACGGAGGGGGAGTGGACACTTTCCAATGCAAAGCTGATGGATGTGGGGAACAGGGATGAAAGTAGTTCCTTCCCGGAGCGGTATGTGAAGTGCTGTATGAGGGATGGTTTTCTGTATGTGATGGCGAATAACAAGAAGGGGATTTATAAAATCAATACGGCGAATTCTTCGGATGTGACGCTGATTCCCCTGGGGTTTACCTCCAAGTGGAGGCCGTTGTGTGAGACGGGGACCTGTGAGGTTTATATGACGCTTATCGGGGATTTGATTGTGGGAGGAGATTTCCAGATTACGGTTGAGGATAAGGTGGTCCATACGCAGGGGAGTTTCCGGCTGAATAATGCGGCAACGCCACTGTTCCAGTATAAGAATTCGGGAAGGAAAGCTGGAACTGCGTAAATTTGGGAATGTGCCTGTGATGACGGTAACGGACAGGCAGCGTTTTTCCAGCAGTTTTTCGGATTTTATTACAAGGTATACGGCTATCAGTTCCACGAACATCAGGACCCAGACGGCGGAGTATTATGCTTTGGAGGTTGATGACGGGCTGACCATGAACCTGGGGGTGAACCCATTGCTGCAGTTTGGGCTGGAGGAGACCCGAAAGGCCCTGCTGGAAAATATCCTTGCGGATTTGTCAGTGGTTAAATATGTCCCTTTTGATTCGGATACCATTGGGAACCCGGCATTGGATCTGGGGGATGTGCTGGTGTTTTCAGGAGGCCATGCGGATGAGACGCAGATGGCCTGTGTCACAGGGTTCCAGATTAAAATTAACGGAAAGCATTCTAAACGCAGCCGCACTGTCCCCCAGCAGGATCAGCCCCGCCTTACCCGCCTCGGCACTGCCCCACAAATCACCAAAGGCCAGCCCCTGCTCCTTTGCACTGTCAGAGATAATCTGCAGCACATCGGAAAGGCTGGCCCCATCCTGCATCAGTTCCAAGAATGATTTTCCGGTCTTCTCTTTTAACGTGTCCGATACCTTCGTTCCGGATTTTCCCAGCTCATTCAGCATGGCATTCATATAGGTGGTGGACTCCGCAGTTGCCACACCGTTGGAAGTCATCATGGCATAACCCGCCGCCACCTGCTCCAAGGCCACCCCGTGCCGCCTCCCAGTATTCCTTCCCCGAAAGGTGGTTGGCATAAGCCCAGCAGGAATAATAATCCGCCCACTCATTCCGCTGGTTCCCGTCCTTGTCACTTACCATACGGTTCTGCTGAATCACAATCCTCTGCCGCCACTGCCCAATCTTCATCAGAACACCTCATCCCTCTGCCCGAAGAGCAGACATTTCAGTGTCATTGCCAGCTCCTTAAAATCCGCCTGCTCCCGGTTCTCATACAGATAGGAAACCCCATACAGCACCGCCGTCCTGACCGGCTCCGGCACCTCCGCCCCCGGTTCAACCCCATGGCGGAGAATATCCCTGCACAGGCTTTCTGCAGCAGCCTCCAAAGAAAGGAGAAGGCCGTCCTCATCCCCGCTGTCAATCCGCACATATTCCTTGATTTCTTCCAACGTCACAAGCATCCGTATTCTCCTTCCCTCCTGGATTTTACAGTCCGGCCTTAAGCCCCCGCTTTCATCGCCAACGTCTTTACAGCCTCCGGAAGAACCAGCCTACCGTCCACCCTCTGGCTTGCCAGGAAACCCACCTGCCCGGTTGCCGCAAACAGCTCATTCAGCCGCTTAAAGCTCCTGCCCTGCCGGTCCGCAATCCAATAATAAGAAAAATCCCCGAAAGCCATCACCTTCTTCCCGGCCTCCACTTCCGGCACATAAGAAGAAGTTTGGTACGGGCGGTTTAAAATCATATCCGGCTGCCCCGCCTGGACAGACGGCTGCCAGATATAATTCCCGTTATTGTCTTTCAGCTTCCGCAGCGCTTTCACAGTCGTGTCATTCAGCACCCAGACGGCCTTCTTGCGGTACGGGGATTTCACGGAATAAAACAAATCCATCACATCCTCAAAAGAAATATTTGCCGTGGAAGTTGTGGTCCCATCCGCCGCGCCTCCGCTGGTATGGAAAATCCCCGTAGGCTTCCCGGTCCCGTCCCCAGCCAAAAAGGCTTCCTCCTCCTTGGAGCCGATTCTTCTGCCAAACTCCTTAGAGATGTAAGCCTCCAAATTAAATGCACTGTCATTCAGCAGTTCATCTGACACCTTAATCATGGTGCCAACCTTATAAGCCCCAATGGAAACCTGGCTAAATGTGTCATCCGATTCCGTAAACGCCCCTTCCTCGTCAATCCAGGCTGCCTCACCTTTATTTGCCACAACCGGAATCTTCCGGTCACCGCTAGAAGTCTGGATAACCGTGGCAATGCTGCGGAAAAAATTCTCCTCTTCCAGAGCCTCCACCAGCGTACTCTCAAATTCATCCGGCACCAGATACCCGCCCTCGGAATCCGTGCCAATCTGCAGGGCATTATCCACATCAAAATAATTCTTTCTGCGCATGGCGTTCCAAAACGTCCTCTTGTACTGGTCCGATGCCCTCCCCTTCTTTGCTTCTCCGTCCGGGTCTCCATTCGGCTTGTTGGTGATTGGCGTGGAGGTGGGCCTATTCAGTTCCGCTTCAATGGCCGCCTGCCGTTCCAGCCGCTCTATCTCCTTCCCCAGATCCACCACATCCTTTTCCATCTTTTCATAAGTTTCCGTATCTCCGGCAGACAGAAGCCCGTCAGCTCCCCTCTTCGTGTCCAGGAACGCCTTGGCTGCCTCCCATGCCTTTGCCCTTTTCTCCCTTAACTCCAAAACCTTGCTCATATGATTTTCCTCCCTGCTCAATGTGCCAATAAATTCAGCCGCTTCTCCAACTGCTCCACCGGAACCTTCCCATCCCGCCGCTTTGGTATTAACTTATCTAACAGGGAATTCGTGACAGCCGCCCTGGAAAACATCATGCCCTCCAGCTCCGCCTCATCCTTCTTTGCTCGTTCCCCGCTTCCGCATTTGTCCCCTAAAATCCCATCTGCAAAGCCAAGCTCCACCGCCTTCTTCGCATTGAACCAGCTCTCCGCATCCATCAGATGAGAAATCTTTGTCCGGTTCAATCCTGTCTTGATTTCATAGGCGTTCATAATGCTCTCCTTCACCTCGTCCAGCATCGCCACAGCCCTTTTCATTTCCTCTGAATCCCCGATGGCTATGGTCATCGGATTGTGAATCATCATCATGGCAACCGGGGACATCTGGACCGTTGTACCCGCCATGGCAATGACCGAAGCTGCCGAAGCCGCCAGCGCGTCCACCCGGACAGTCACGTCCCCCTTATACTCCATAAGCATGTTATAAATCTGCGCCGCCGCAAACACATCCCCTCCCGGAGAATTAATCCAGACCGTGATACTCCCCTGTCCGGCCTCCAATTCCCTGCGGAACAGCTCCGGCGTCACCTCATCCCCATACCATGTTTCATCCGAAATCTCCCCATCCAGGTACAGCGTCCTGCCGCCCCCGTCCTCATTCCTTACCCAGTTCCAAAACTTCCGCTTCACCTGCAAACCTCACTTCCCGGCATGAAAAAAGCCAGCAGATGCTCCTTACACCTGTTGGCTCTGTCTTCCGCCTTATTAAAATTCACTCAACCCTAATTTTTCTCTTCCTCCGCCTGTTTCCCGGCAAATATACCGGCATCCTTAAGCTTCGTCATGTTCCCGTTAACCAGGTACAAATCCCCTCCTTCCTCCGCCGGAATCAGGTTCATATTTTCCATCTCCCTGATATCATTTGCTGACAGCCACCCGTTCTGCCGCCCCACGGAATACCCGCCCATCCGGCTCTGGTAATCCCCACGGAGCAGCCCGTCCACGTTCAGCTTCACAAAATACTCCTGCTTCTCCCCTGGCAGAAACAATGATTTCTGTAAAGACTGCTCCCACCGGATCACCCACGGGTCCAGCGTATACTTCACAAACTCCAGCGACTGCTGCTCAATATTGGAAAAGCTGGATTTCTCCAAATCCCCCACCATATGCGGCGGAATCCGGTACAGTCTGGCAATCTCATTAATCTGGAACTTCCTTGTCTCCAGGAACTGCGCCTCCTCCGGCGGGATGCCGATCTGCTGGTACTTCATCCCCTCCTCCAACACCGCCACCTTCCCGGCGTTCCTGCTGCCGCCATACACCGACTGCCAGCTTTCCCGCACCTTCGCCGGATCTTTCAAAACCCCCGGATGCTCCAATACCCCTCCGGGGTTCGCCCCGTTCTCAAAGAAAGAAGCCCCATACTCCTCACAGGCCAGCGTCATCCCTACCGCATTCTTCGCCATGGCAATGGGGGAATACCCCACCAGCCCGTCAAACCCAAGGCCGGGGATATGCAGCACATCCTCCTGCCGCAGATACACCCTTCCATAACCCTTAAAATTCGGGTTCTCGTCACTGTTCCGGGTATAGATATAAAAAAGCCGCCCGTTCTCATCCCTGTCCACTTCTATTTTATCCGGCAGAAGCGGATACAGTGCCAATACCCTGCCATTGCCGTCCCGGATAATCTGTGCATAGGCATTACCCCAGATTGCCAGATGGCTCATCAGCGTCTCCCGGAACACAAAGGAAGTCATCTCCGGGTTTGGCTCGTTATGCAGAAGATAATACAGTGGATGGTCATATACCCTCTCCTTTCCGTTCCCCGTATAACGGTACACATGGATTGGCAGGGAGGCCACTGCCTCCGATAAAATCCGTACACAAGAATATACCGCCGTGGTCTGCATGGCAGTCCTTTCATTCACTGTCTTTCCGCTGGCACTCCTCCCAAAGAAAAAGGAATAAGACTGACCGCCGTAGCTGTTCCTTGGTTTATCCCTCGCACCCCGGATTCCTAAAATAGATGGTAGTTTCATACACGCCTCCTAAATATAAGCAAAAGAAAAGCACCTCCGAAGAGATGCCATAGCTCCTTTACATATTAATATTTTAATTATTATTTCTGCATGCCTATTAGAATTCTATATTCATGATTTTTGTTTCTATTTCTTCTAAATCTGAAAATAACCTATCTAGTACTAAATTTAGCTCTGTATTAACTTTATCTATACACACTGATATATCATCTTCCGTGGAAGGTAATGGAATACCATCTTCGGTCAACTCATAATCACCATATGAAACATTAATACCTCCATATTCTATAAGTTCTTCATTACATGTTAGTTTAACTAAGACTTCGTCCAAACATCCCCGGTCAGGACAAAACCAACCTCTTATCGTTAGTGCGTATCTATCTCCAGAAAAATCTGTTATTCTAACTATATCCCCCTCTGAAAAACAGTTTAAATCCACAAAAGAAATATCCTGCTTGATACTCCTTAGCTTTTCTTTTAATTTTGAAATATCTTCTGCGATTTGAGGTTCAATTAATCTATATACTTCTATTGACATATCCTTCTTAATCAATGCTTTCCAACTTTTATATAAAGGATTGTTACAACAAAAATCTATATACTGTTTTAGTAAATCTATTCCAGTAAATTTATCTTCTTCAAAAAAAGCTTCCTCATATAACATCATTTCTCTATCTTCAATCATTGAAATAATATCATCTATTATCTCACCAATACATGAAACTCTGTCATTAATAATCCCTGATAATTCAATAAAATCATCCATTTGATTTAAATTATCAATGATATCCTGCTCATCCGGCAAGGATGCATTAATACCGCAATCTTCCAAGTACATTTCAATTTCATTTTGATGAAGAAGACTCTCTACTTCTCGTTGTTCATGGGACTTTAACCTATGATTTAATTTTATATTTGCATCTACAAACTTTTGTTTAAAATATTTAATAGACTGCATCGTATCTTCATACATATCTCTACATATCATTTTATTGTGTGCAACCATATTCCGTCTCTTTGATAAATCTGATTTCCATCTTTCAACTAGAGTTCTATCAAAAATATTATCAAAATCTTCTTCATCCCACAAAGATGGATATTCTAATAATTCAACTTTTGCAATTTCAGTTGCATTTTCTTTACTATCCTTTTTGATATCTTCTAAAGCTTTTTTTACAAGCTTAGATACTGGTTTTCTTTTCGCCGCTTTTAGTGATTCAAAAATATCATCTATCTCTAAATTAAATAAATGATTATCTATACATTTAAAAAGATTATACCTCGATTTATTAAACCATTCAGAAAATTTGTTATATTTGTATTTATAATCTTCATATGAATAGGAATCAAACCAATTACCACCGTGTTTAATACACATATAACTATTTATTATTTCTCTAAGGTAGTTTTCAAGTTCATGCAACTCCTTATATAAATTTGTAGCTATTTTATTATTCTGTGAGTCCGCAAGCCAAAAGATTGTATTATATTTACCATTCATCCATTCAATAAGTTCCTTTTTCATTTCATACCAAATTGAAGCACTCAAATCTTTTATATCATCTTCTTGCTCATATTGTATTTCAATTTGTATATATCGCTTATCTGACATTGTAGTTCTTTTAATTAACGCTTTACAATTCTTGTCTTTATATGTTATATCCATGTCAACCTCAAAGGGTTCATAGTACAATTCATCCTCCTCGTCAATCTCATCCATAGCATAATCTGCTAAACATTTTTCTTTACGTTTTAATATTCTAATTTTTAACTGTCCCTGCCAGTCGTTGATTATAATAGAAATTTTATTCAATGGGTCATCCTTATAACCACCACATAACACTCTTAAGTATTCCATAAACTCCTCCAGTAATATAAAAATAAGTAATAATCTATTATCTCTCAATAAACATAATTTACCAAGAGAACATATAAATTATATTCCTTTTCATTACTAGATTATATCAAATAAAACTACGATTTAAAATACCAGAATTCCTCTGTTATCATACACACTTCCAGTATCACTACCATTCCTGATTGCCCTGTCCAGCGCCATCACCGTTGCCACCGCCCCATCAATCTTCTCCGTAGACTTCTCCTTATCCGGCTTGATGTTACCCGCCGGATCCGTCCGCACAAAGATATTATCCATCATCCACCGCAGAACCGGATGCCCGCCATGGGCCAGCCTCTGCTCCAGCGTCAGCTTCATCAGCTCCTTGCTCGGCGGTGACATATCCTTAAACCCCTGACCAAAAGGAACCACCGTAAAACCCATCCCTTCCAGATTCTGAACCATCTGCACCGCTCCCCACCGGTCAAACGCAATCTCCCGGATATTGTACCTCGTTCCCAGCTCCTCAATAAATCTCTCTATAAACCCATAGTGGATAACATTACCCTCCGTAGTCTTCAAAAACCCCTGCCGTTCCCACACATCATAAGGCACATGGTCCCTGCGTACCCGCAGCCGCATATTCTCCTCCGGTATCCAGAAATACGGCAGCAGGATATACTTTTCATCCTCTGTCCTGGGCGGAAACACCAGCACCAGGGCAGTGATATCCGTAGTGCTGGACAAATCTAGACCTCCAAAACACTCCCGGCCAAGCAGTTCCCTCTCATCCACCGGAAACCCACAGGCATCCCATTTCTCCATCTGCATCCATCTTGTGGACTGTTTCACCCATTGGTTCAGGCGCAGCTGCCGGAAAATATTCTCCTCCGCCGGGTTATCCATTGCACTCATGCAGGCATTCCGCACCTTCTCAATGTCAATGGTATACCCCAGGGACGGGTTGGCATCATACCACACCTTCTCCGAAGTCCAGTCATCCTCATCCGATGCCCCATAAATCACCGGATAAAAGGTGTCGTCAATCTTCCTCCCAAGAATGATATCCTCCGCCTTCTGATGCTGCTCAAAACACACGGAATGGCGGTCTGTCCCTGCCGTTGTTATCAGGAAAAACAAAGGCTGCGTCCTGGCATCCCCGGAGCCTTTCGTCATAACGTCAAACAGTTCCCGGTTCGGCTGGCTGTGCAGCTCATCAAAAATAACCGCATGGACATTCAGCCCATGCTTCGTATACGCTTCTGCCGAAAGCACCTGATAAAAACTGTTGGTGGGCTGATACACCAGCCGCTTCACCGACATGACCGGTTTTATCCTCTTTTTCAGAGCCGGACACTGGTCCACCATATCCACCGCCACATCAAATACAATAGAAGCCTGCTGCCGGTCAGACGCACAGCCATAAACCTCCGCACCCCACTCATTATCCCCACAGGTCATGTAAAGAGCCACACCGGCCGCCAGCTCCGACTTCCCGTTCTTCTTCGGAATCTCCACATAAGCAGTGTTGTACTGCCTGTATCCGTTTTCCTTCACCGTCCCAAACACATCCCGGATAATCTTTTCCTGCCAGGGAAGCAGCTCAAAGGGCTGCCCCCTCCATCTGCCCTTGGTATGTTTCAGGCAGTTGATGAACTCCACCGTCCTCCGTGCTTTTCCCTCATCAAACACTATCTGCTTCCCCCTTTAAACAGCAGAAGCTCCATAGCATCACTTTCCTTATCCGCACTGTCAGACACCACAATCCGGCTCCTTGATGAAGGAGTCAGCCCGAACTGTTCACAGAACCGGTTCATGATTTTCAGATACGTCTGGGCAATGGAAACCTGCGGGACCTGCTGGCAGTATCCAGAGGGTGTTTTCACAACCTGCCCATGTTCAGAAAGGTATTCTTCCGCTTCCTTCCATCTGGCATAAGCCTGGCAGTACCCGGCAAATGCCGCCATATCTATCTCTGTCAGAATCCCCAGCTGCTCCATCTGCTTTGCCATACGCTTCCATTCCCGCTTTGCCTCATCCTCCAGCCAGGACGGACACCTTGGCGCCTTCTTCTCCGGCTTCGGCTCTCCTGTATTGAATGACCTTTTTCCCGGATTTCCTTCCAAAACCTTCACAGCTGCAGGCTTTGGTTTCCTTCCCCTCTCTGCCACCGGCCACACCTCCTTCCTCTGAGGCTTCCATCTGACTTATAGCCCTGTTTCTCCGTTATCCTTCATAGCTGCCTCCATTACAAGCCCCCGGCTCTCCGGCAGTGCCATAGCCACCGCATAAGCAACTGTTGCTGTCACCGCATTCCCCGCCTGCTTATAAAGCTGTGACTCCGAATTGACAGCCGCAGCCTTCTCATACAGTGCATCCGGGAATCCCTGCAGCCGGAAACACTCACGGGGAGTCAGCTTGCGGATTTTTCCTCCATTCAGGAAAACGCCATGCCGGTCCTGGCAGGTCAGCGTAAACATCGGCTCCCCGTCCTCCTTCATCCGCCTTCCCTGCTGCCGTGTCTCCAGCCGGTCAGGCACGGTCAGCGCCCTGGCTTCCAGCACCCCGGAATTCATCCCCCAGGTAGTCAGCCCCGCATCATACCTGGCAATGAGACAACGGTCCTGTTCCGTAATCCTCGGATGGTTCAGCACCTGGTTGACAAAATCCCTGCTGTCCGGTTCTGCCTCTGCATGATTACTCCCCACAACATACAGGCCGGTCTTTCCCCCTGCGCCTCTCCCATTTGCAGTCAGGCTGGCAGAAACACCGGAAGAATCATACACCCGGTATCCCTGCCTCCCTCCTATAACCGCTTTAAGAGCTCCGCCGTCCTCTCCGGTGACAGGTAATATTTCCCGTCCACCTCTGCTTCTAAGATTTGCGATAAGGAATATCCTCTCCCGGCTCTGGGGCACTCCGAAGTCTTTAGATAATGTAAAGTTAAAAATAATGTAAAGTCACCTCCTGCAAATGCTGCAAAGTCAGCAAACTTTGGTCAGCTGACTTTGCATAATTCTGTAGATTATTTAATGGACATCACGGAAACTTTCAAGCCATCCCATCAGGCTTTTGTCTTCTGTCCATGACGAATATTCAGCGGCGGGACACTCTGGTGGCCGTGTGCTTTCCAGGACTTTGCGTTTCATTTCCGTATTGATTTGCGCATACACTTCAGTGGTCGTAAGTTCTGCATGCCCAAGCAGATCCTTTATATACTGCAGGTCTATCCCGGCTTCAAGCCAGTGCATGGCGCGGCTGTGGCGAAATATATGGGGGTATACCTTTTGGGGAAACAGGTCTGGCTTAGTGCTTCTTGCTGCATCAGCATACTTATGAAAAATGTAGGAAACACCTGCACGCGTTAGTTTTTCCTTATGACGATTGCAGAATAGCGGTTCGTCTTTCATACAGGAACGGTACTTCTTTTCATCCTGCAGATAGACCCGAAGCACGGATGAAATGTCTGTAATAAGCGGCACAGCCCGTACCTTTTTGCCTTTCCCATGCAGATGCACAAGGGCTCCTTTTTTGTCCAGATGCAGGTCTCCGATGTGCAGGTCAGCAATCTCTGAAATCCTTGCTCCTGATTCATACATCAGGCTTAACATGGCGAAGTCCCTCCTGCCGCTGTGGTCCTGCTGGTCAGGCTGCTTAAGCACTGTCTTTATACCGTCAACGGAAAGATGCTGGATTGTCTGCTTTTTATGGCCCTTCTTTGGGATGGAGCACACGGTCTGACAGAGCAGGACATGCTCCGGATTTTCATACTGCAGGTACTTAAAGAATGTATTCAATGCAATCCGACGCTGGTTTCTCGTTGCTGTCGAATTGCCTTTTTCCTGTTCCAGCCAGGTAAGGAAATCCTCAACCAGCTCCCTGTCAAGATTCCTGATCTCCATCTTCTCACGTTTCAGATGGCGCTCGCTTTCACAGTAGGAAAGGAACACTGACATGGAATCACGGTAAGAATGTATTGTGTTTTCACTAAGCCCTTTTTGTATTGGAAGGTATTCAAAAAAATACCCGGACAGGGCACGTGCAAAATCAGTCGGTTTTATCATTGGCAGTTGTCTCCTCCTTCGGCAGAAAATTTAACAGGTCGGCATACATGCCTCCCAGTTCTGCTTCGCAGACCTGCCTGATATGCGGATATGTTTCTGCTGTCAGCCTTAGATACCACTGGGTAGCGCTGACGGAGGTATGACCGAGGTATTTCGAAAGCACCGGCAGCTTACTGGAAATAGGAATCCCGCCCTCGGCCCATTTCTGGATATTGTGGCAGACGAAGGTATGCCTGACATCATGAACGCGCGGCCCAAGGCTGGTTCCCCGGTACGGTATGCCAACATCCCAGAGGAATCCCCTGAATGCTTTTTCTATGGCAGATTTTGAGTAGGGCTTTTTCTCTTTTGTATAAAAGAAAGGCATATCTTCCGTGGTATCCTGGTGGACCTCCCGGATATACCGTCTGCACTGGCTGGCAAGTGTGGCAGACATCGGCACGATACGTTCCCTGTCATTTTTGCCATGCTGGATATGGAGCACTCCGTTATCCACATCGACATTCTGCCTGTACAGCGACAATGCCTCGGAAATACGAAGCCCACAGCCGTACAGTATCCTGAACAGCAGGGGATATACAAGATGGCGGTACGGGGAAACATTGGTTGGTTCAAGTCTGTCAAGATGTCCAAAAATGACGGCCATTTCATCTTTGGAAAAGATATAAGGAACATGCTGCTCCCCGTTTTTGGGGAGAGCAGGCAGGAGGTACGATGGATGCCCCTGCCTGCCGAGGAACACAGCAAAACGCTGCATTTCCCCAACCCGGCTTCGCCTTGTGGGATCTTTTTCATTTGGACGCTTCCGGCACCATGCAGTGGCAATCTCTTTTGTGATTGTATAATCCCGGATGTCGTATCCTTTACAGAAGTTGTCAAACATCTTGAGGAGCATTGCCTGCTGTTTGTAAATAAGTCCGGAAGCTCTTTTCTGCGCCACAAAGGTTTCACACATGGGAGCAAAAGGACCTGTAAAATATGGCATCGTCATAGCTCCACCTCCAATGCACACTGGCGGAGCAGTTCCGTATCGGCACTGATATATGTCTGCGTACTTTCTGGTGTTGTATGCCCCAGTGTCTGGGCAATCTCAGTTAGCTTTGCTCCGCTGGAAAGCATGGCTGTGGCTATGCTGTGCCGGAAAGCGTGCATTCCTACAGGTTTGTCTGCCGGAACTTTTACTCCGGCTTTCTGTATAGCTTTTACCGCCGTCCTGCGCAAACTGCCCGTGAGGGCATCGTATGGGGCGGTATGCCGCACAAAAATATACCCGCAGTCTGTTTCGGGGCGTCCATGTTTGAGATAGTCAATGATAGCCCATCCTACATCGTCAGTCAGGGGAAGTTCCAGTGGCACGCCTGTCTTTTTCTGGGTGATGGATATCCTCCTGTTTTGCCAGTCAACAGAATCAAAGCGCAGAAGCCGGACATCGCTGATACGCAGGCCCAGCCGGGCGACAAGGATAAGGACTGCATAGTTGCGTTTCCCAAGAGCATTATCGCGGTCAACAGATTTGAGAATCTGTTCCACTTCGGACGGGGTAAATATAGTTGGCAGCCTGTAGCTGTGGGTGCGGCGGATATCCGGCAGGGAATCTGAAAAACTTCTGCGGTGCCAACCGTTTGCGTAGGCAAAATCCGACAGCCTGCCGAGGATCTTTATAGTCCCGCCGACAGTGTCGGAAGAAAAGCCGGACAGGGTTTCAATATACGTGTTTAAATGAGGCAATTCGATTTGGTTGAACTGGGTAATTCCACTACATGACAGGAAATACTCGAAACGGAACAGCCTGCTGCGCCATGTCCTGATGGAACCTTCTGAAAAGCCGTCTTTACACAGGCTGTTAAGGAATCCTTCAAACAATGGACTGTAGGAATCTGAAAAGGTCTTTAAAGTCATGTGGGACTGTTTAAAAATCATGCCGAACTGCTGGAAATCCAGCAGCATATGAACTGCCCGGTTGATGTTATGGGATGCATCCCTGTCCCCCAGGACTGCCCCGTACCAATCCCAGACGAAGCTGTGGGCTGACTCTGCTGTCAGGAAACCGGCATTGTGTTCTTCACAATAAACCGCCAGTTGCTTCCAAACTGCATCCATGCGTTCAATGGAACACGGCTTGTAACCGAGTCTGGACAATTGTGCTTTAGTTGCTGTAATCAGTTGACAGATCTCCATTGTTGTAGTGTTTTTTGTTTCTTTCATCGCTAATAATCCTCCATATTTTTTGTGGCGGATTTCTCCACCCAATAAAAGTGTAAGGAATTATGTTTAGTTTAGCGATGATTATTTCCGAATTTCAGGCATTTGCAGGAGGTGACTTTACATTATTTTTAACTTTACATTAGCCCAGTAATGTTTAGCTAAACATTATTGAGCGTTAAGCACCTGCCACCGGATGTCATACCCTGCTTCATCCATTTCAGAGAGAACGGCGGCAAAATCGAATCCCCCATTAATTGAAAACAGGTTCTTAACGTTCTCAACAAGTAAGTATGTGGGTCTATCACTTTCCTCTTTGCCTTTGATGAGGTCAATAATGCTGTAATAGATCCCACTTCGTCTTCCAGACAGTCCTCCCTGTTTCCCTGCAATGGAAATATCCTGGCATGGGAATCCAAAGCACCACACATCTGCATATGGGACTTCCTCTGGTTTGAGTTTTGTGATGTCATCCGCTTTCCACTCCCCTTCTGTATCATACATAGCCTCATAAGAAGCCCTTGCGTATTTGTCATATTCACAATAACCGATGCACTTATGCCCAGCCGCCTCCAGCCCCAGCCGGAACCCGCCAATGCCGGCACATATATCAAGAAATGTCAACCGTGCCATAGCCGTCCCCTCCTGTATCCCCGGCAGCATTTACCCCGAATTTCAAGTCATAAAAATATGCGGCTCCCGGAAACTGCCGCTCAAAGTCTTCCAGATATTTGCAGCAGGCGCTTCCTCTGCCATTTTTTTCCGCAAACTCCCGTAGGCTCTCCTTCTTGAACATACCCGGCTGGTTCGCCCATCTTGCAATGGACACATACACGCCACGGAAAGGGCTTTCCACATATCGGTTGAACCGCATCACATAGGCCAGACATTCATGCCGCATCAGAATCTCAATCCGTTTCAGCAGTGAAAACACATCCTCTGCCCAAAAATCCCTGTCCCATTTCCCTTCCCGGTCAAACCCGCAGAAGCAATAGAAACGCAGTTTGGCATCTGTATACTTCCTTGCAAGTATAATCTTCTTCTCTATCAGTTCCGCATCCGCTATATTATCAAATGCAAAAGAATAGGAATCATCATACCGGCTGGAAAACAATGCCGCACACTTCCGGTCATCCAAAAGTCTTTCATCCAGCCCCTGGCGGAACTGGAAGGGCTTCCCCGTTTTCTTTAAAGCATCCAGCATACCTTCCCACCTGGGATGCCCGAAAAAGTTATCATCCAGAAGGCATATCTTTTTCCTCCCAGGATCCACAAACTCCTCCAGCGGACTGTGCATCTGCACCCGGTCATAATTCTGGTTCACACAGAACTGGCATTTCCGGAAACACCCTCTTGTCAGGAAACCGATGGAATAATCCAGATAAAACCGGTAATCGTTCCTCCTGCACCCGGATTCCAGCTTTTCTGCCACCCAGCCGTCATACAGGTGGTAGTCCGGCATACAGTGTTCCACTTCTTCCGGTAAAGCCGGGGCCTTGTCATAATAAAACCCGGTCCCACCATAAGAAATGTTTTCCATGTTCAGGACATCCTCCGGCACTTCCGTATCCGTGAACACCTTTGACAAATAAACCTGGTCAAAACCCGCCAGCCCTTCGTAATCCGTCTTCAGCGTCACCTCATCGCCAATCCCTTTATGCCAGCCGGAAAGCTTCATTCAGGCCAGATTCGGGAACCTGTGCCTGCTCCTGCCTATCAAATCTGCATCAATTACCGCTATCTTCCCCATCCGGTTCCTCCCTGTTTCCAGGCATAAAAAAAGCAGGTTCCTCCCTGCCAAGCCTCTTTTTCAGCTC